TTGCGCGGCCAGCCGTCTATCGGCGGTTGCTGATGGACGCCCAGTAACTGGACACCGACATGCCCGGTCTCAAGCTCCAAGTCACCACCGCTGGCCGTGCCGCGCTGGTCAATGCTCCCAACACCGGCACCAATGCGGTGCTGATCAGCCATGTTGGCATCGCGAACGCGCCGTTTAGCGCCTCGGCCGCGTTGACCGCGTTACCTGGCGAAATCAAACGGGTTGCTGCAGTCGGCGGGACCATTACCGCCGACGACACCATCCACGTGTCCATCCGCGATGAGTCCGATGCCGTCTATGACTGCTACGGGTTCGGCCTGTACCTGTCCAACGGCACATTGTTCGCCGTTTACAGCCAGCCGGCGCTTCTACTGGGCAAGGCGGCCGCAGCCATGATGCTGCTCGCTCTCGATGCGGTGTTTGCTGACATCGACGTACAGCAAATCACATTCGGCGGCACCAACTTCACCGATCCGGCCGCCACGACTGAGGTCGCCGGGATCGTTGAGCTAGCGACAGAAGAAGAAGCCACTGAGGGTACCGACAAAATCCGTGTCATCACCGCATGGCTGTTGAAGAAGATCTTGGACGCACGGCTGGGTGCCGGTGCGCCATCTACGTTCATTCGTGGACTGCTGGGCGTAACAAGCGCCGCGCTGCTGCGCACCGCACTCGAATTGAAGGGCGCAGCCCTCAAGGACGAAGGTGCCGGCAACAATTTGGATGCCGACAAGCTCGATGGGCAGCATGGCGCTTACTACCGCGCGTGGGAGAACTTGACCGGCATCCCTACCACCGCGAGCACGTGGCCAACCTGGGAACAAGTTGGCAATAAGCCGCAAACCTTCACGCCTGCGGACCACTCACACGCCAACTACGTGGCTAAGTCAGGGGACACGATGACCGGACAGCTCACCGTCACGCGTTTGGGGATCAACATCAGCGGCGGCGCACAGGGGGCGTTTGACGCCGTCGTTTCTAGCGCCGGCCGCGTGCTCATGCGTGACTACGGTAACGGCACACCAGTGTTGGATTTCGTCAATACGGCGAATAACGCTTGGGTCGCGGGCCGTATTCGAACAGGCGCTAACCCGCTCTACCTCGAAACCACTCAAATCGCGGTCTCGGGGGCGGGCTCCTTTGCCGGATCGGTGCAAGCAGATAGTTTAGGCTCCGCATCGGGCTATTTCATCAGCAAAAGTAACCTCACTGTCCTCGGGGCCGAGGGCGGGGCGAGCATCTGTCTTCGTCCCAATGGCGCTTTCAACTCCACCGCAGAAGCAGTACTGAACACGGCAGGCACCCTATCACTGCGCTCGACCGTGAGCCAACCAGGCTACGGCGTCAACAGCTTTGCGTGCCTAAGCTCAGGCAGCTTTGGCGGTGGTTTTGGGCTGATCGATGGTGGTTACAACATCGGCTTTTGGAGCGAGAACGGTCATCTGCGTATCGGCATGGCGACTAACAACGGAGCCTTGCAGCAGCGCATGGGGTTGACTACCTCCGGCGCACTATCGGCCGTCGGGGGCTTTGACTTCGGCTCGTCTCGCAAGCTCAAAAACATCATTGGCGCGTTGCCCTATGGCTTGGCCGAGGTGGAACAAGTCACCACACTGCTTGGGCGCTACAAAGAACAGTACAACCCGGATGGACGGGTGCGCCTGTTCTTCGATGCAGAGCAGCTGCTGGAACTCATGCCCGAAACAGTGGACGCGCAGGGCGTGAGCTTTGACGGTGAACTGGTGCCATCGGTCCACATCGATCAGCTCCTGCCGATCGCATTTAACGCCATCAAACAACTGTCCACCGCCGTTCGGCGGCTGCAGGCAGACCTCGCTGACCTCCGACCCATCCACTGATTCATAGGCTTACCCCATGACCAATTCTCGAATTCGCACACTCGCACCAGGCGTTGACGTTGAGCGCATTGCGGTGGAGTCCCATTTCTTCTACGACCCGTTGACCGGCGTGGCAAACGTCGTTTTCCAAGGGATGGAGTTTCTGCTGCTCGATGGTGCTGTCAACAAGATGCTGGACGGCCGGGAGCCGCTTACCACCACCTCAGATGCCATCGCGACCCGCACATTTGCTGCTGGCCTCTCCGATCCTGTGACCGGCCAAGATCTGTCCAATGTCAGCGCCGCCGGCGTGGTCGTGTATCTGAAGGCCGTCTATGACCGCCTCCACAACGAGGCAGCTGCGGTCCAGCCACCGGCGGCCGCCTAGTCATGGCAACGGGCTACCGCTCAGGTGCAGGACTCGACTTCGACGATGTCTTTGACCTCTACGTGCAAGGCGATATTGGCGGCGTATCGGGCTACCGCTCCAGCGACGGCAACGATTTGCACCGCCGGTATGCGCCCTTGGCGTTTGGCAGCAGAGCGTCGGACGTCGGCTACCGCGACAATGCCGGTTCGGATCTCAGCAACCGTTGGGCGAGGAAGGGAAGCGCCGTCTATTCACTCTCCAACAACGGCGTCCGCTACTACGCGAGCAGCCAGGCACTCACGTCCGAAGGCGGTAGCCAGACGGCAAGCGTTTCGTTCTCTATTCGGGCAAATGGCACCTGGGCGATTGGCCTCTCTGGAAAAGCGGTGGGCGGCTCGCCAATCTCCGGAACTTGGCTACCCAACGGGCAACCGGCGAGCAACTATTCTGTGCAGCTAGATTTTGCCGTGTCCTGGCTGCGTGGCAACCGCAATGGATCGTCCTCCAACACGGCTGCGAACTACTCTGCGATGACCGGCGATTACAGTTGCAGCATCACGTCCACAGCGCTGTCAGGGTCTGGCAACGAGTGCTATGGAGAAGGCAAGCTGACGATTCGGATCCGCAACAATGCCACTGGCTATGTTTCTACCACTGCCATTTCCCTCGTCGCTGAAGCAGTAGGCTTCGCCTGACGCTTGGTCCAGCGCATACTGGATCGCAGAGTGCGGCGCGTGCCTTCGCTTGATTGGATGCACCCGACCGCGATCCGTGTAGGTACGCGTTGTACGCATCAATTCGAGTGCGCCACAGCACGCAGCCGCTGACCATGGCTGCATGGGCACCGCATCCTCCGCACTGAGTAACGCCATTCGCCTCGGCACTGTGGCCGAGGTGAATCTCGCCACGGCGCGATGCCGCGTGCAGGTCGGCGAGATGCTGACCGACTATCTGCCCTGGGTGGTCACGCTAGCCGGCACCACCATCGTTTGGTCGGCGCCGGCAATCGGCGAACAGGTCGTCGTGCTGTCGCCGGTCGGCGACCTGGCCGATGGCATGGTGCTACGCGGGCTGTATTCCGACCAATTCGCAGCGCCTGCCGCCTCCGACACACTGCACGTGTTGCGCTTTGCCGATGGCGCGCAGCTGCAGTACGACACCGACGCGCACGCACTGCAGGCCACGTTGCCCAGCGGCGGCACCGCCACGATCACCGCCGATGGCGGCATCACCCTCAACGGTCCGCTGACGGTCAACGGCAACACGCAGATCAACGGCGACGCCGGCATCACCGGCACGGCCACGGTCGACACGGACGTACTCGGCGGCGGGATCAGCCTCAAGAACCACAAGACTACCGGCGTGACTGCCGGCAGCGCTCTCAGTGGTGGCCCGCAGTGATCGGCGTCGATGCCTCTACCGGGCGCGTGATCGAGGGCGAGCAGCATCTGGCGCAGTCGATCGTCTGCATCCTCACCACACCCATCGGCACGCGCGAGCAGCGCCGCGACTTCGGCTCGCTGCTGCCCGAACTGATCGACCAGCCGTTCAACGGCGCCACCCGCACGCTGCTCTACGGCGCCACCGCCACCGCATTGATGCGCTGGGAACCTCGCCTGCGCCTGACCCACGTCGACCTGGTGCTCGGTGATGCGCCTGGCAGCTTCGTACTGACCATCGAAGGCGAACGCACCGACGTTGCCCCCGCCAATGCGCGCTCGCGCATGACCATCCCGCTCCGCTTCCGCTCGTCCTGATCGAGGAACCTATGTCCACTGCCTACCACCACGGCGTCCGCGTCATCGAAGTCAGCGCGGGCACGCGCACAATTCGCACCGTCTCCACTGCTGTCGTCGGCCTGGTCGCCACGGCATCCGACGCGGATGAGAAAGTCTTCCCACTGAACAAGGCGGTGCTGATCACCGATGTGCTCGGTGCGATCGCCAGCGCTGGCATCCAGGGCACCTTGCGCGCCACGCTGCAGGGCATCGCCGACCAGACCAACCCGGTCACCATCGTCGTACGTGTGGCCGAGGACGCGGATGCGGCCAAGACCACCAGCAACGTCATTGGCGAGGTCAAGTCCAGCGGCTACACCGGTCTGTATGCCTTGCTCGCCGCACAGGCACAGCTTGGCGTGCGCCCGCGCATCCTGGGCGCGCCGGGGCTGGACACACTGGAGGTGGCAAAGGCGCTGGCGACCATCGCCAAAAAGCTGCGCGCCATGGCATATGTGCGCCCTGTCGCCGATAACGTGGCCGATGCCATTACCTACCGCGGGCAGTTCGGCGATCGCGAGCTGATGATGATCTGGCCGGACTTCCTGGCCTTCGATACCGCCAGCAGCACCATGAAGGCGGCGTATGCCACCGCACGTGCGCTCGGCCTGCGCGCAAAGATCGACACTGAGCAGGGCTGGCACAAGAGTCTGTCCAACGTGCCGGTGGCGGGCGTCACCGGCATCTCCAAGGACGTGCACTGGGATCTTCAGGATCCGGCGACCGATGCGGGCGTGCTAAATGAGGGCGACATCACCACGTTGGTCACGTTCAACGGCCAGCGCTTCTGGGGATCGCGCACGTGCGCGGAAGACACGATGTTCGCCTTCGAGACGGCCACGCGCACCGCGCAGATCCTGGCGGACACCATCGCCGAGGGTGTGGCGTTCTACGTCGACAAGCCGATGCATCCCTCGCTGATCAAAGACCTGATCGAAACGATCAACGCCAAGTTCCGCGACCTGAAGTCGTCGGGCTATCTGATCGATGCCAACGCCTGGTACGACGGCACCGTCAACAGCGCAACCACGCTGGCCGATGGCGCGCTGCGCATCGACTACGACTACACCCCGGTACCGCCGCTGGAGAACCTGCAGCTCTACCAGAAGATCACCACCAGCTACCTGGCCGACTTCGCCGAACGCGTCAACGCATAACGCACCCGCCTTAGATACCGGAGAACCCCATGGCGTTGCCCAAGAAACTCAAAGCGCTCAACCTGTTCAACGACGGTGAGAGCTATCTCGGCCAAGTGGTCGAAGTGAAGCTGCCTACGCTGTCCCGCAAGATGGAGGAATACCGCGGCGGCGGCATGAATGGCCCGGTCGATATCGACTTCGGGCAGGAGAAGATCGAGCTCGAATGGAAGTGCGGCGGCCTGATGCGTGGTGTGCTGAACCAGTACGGCGCCACCACCCACAACGCCGTGCAGCTGCGCTTTGCCGGCGCCTACCAGCGCGATGACACCGCCGAGGTGGATGCGGTGGAAGTGGTCGTGCGCGGCCGCCACAGCGAGATCGACCCGGGCACCGGCAAGTCCGGCGATGACACCGAGTTTTCGGTCAAGACCTCGGCCAGCTATTACAAGCTGAGCATCAACGGCGCCACTGTGATCGAGATCGATTTCGTGAACATGACCGAGATCGTCAACGGCGTGGATCTGCTCGCCGCCCAACGCCGCGCCATTGGCGCCTGACCCTTCCGGCCTGGCGCCGCCAGGCCTTCGCCCTGAGACCTTTCGATGACCCCGACCTTTTCCCCAGCCATTTCCCTCGACCAGCCGATCACGCGCGGCGAACAGACCATCACCGACCTCAAGGTGCGCAAGCCTGGTGCGGGTGAGCTGCGCGGCCTCAAGCTCACCGACGTGCTGCAGCTGGATGTCACCGCGCTGGCGACGCTGCTGCCGCGAATCTCTTCGCCCACGCTGACCACCGCCGACGTCAATGCGATGGATCCGGCCGACCTGCTGGCGGTAGGCCAGGAGGTACAGGTTTTTTTCTTGCCGAAGG